GGCGACATCTTCATTACCAAAATTATTCATAGTCATTCTAATGTCATCTTCAAATCTAATCCAATTTCTACCGTCATACCTAAATAATCTATTTGGTAAGAAATCATTACGCAGATGAAATTGCCCACGGGCCGGGCTATCGGGGAATGTTATACCAAACGTGTAAAGATCCCCGTTTGGAGGAATAGCATCATTAGTTAGATACCCGGTGTATAGATTTTTATCCGGACTTCGTAGAGTAATGGTAGCATCGATGTTAGTAGAACTAGCATCAGTATCGCTAGCAGTAGTATCAAATACATCAACAGTACCATCTTCTTTGGTTGGAATTATGTATAGTTTTGTAGTGTCATATCCGCTTTCAGGAGCATCAGTTTCTGCCTGTAAAAGAATCTGTTGATTTATTTCAATGTTTTTATTGTAGGTGCTCATTAGATCACGCAGAGTAGAATTGTCGCCTGCGCCAGCATCTGCATCAAATATATCTTTAAATTCTTGACTATCTACCAGAGGCTGACATTTGGCTCTGATTAGGTGTGGATACCAAGTCTGACTAAAACCTGTTGCAGAACGAACAACATCTGTCACTACATAAAATCTTTTTAATGCCACTGCGGCATCGCCTAGTGCATACTCATCTTTAAGGTGAGGTAATTCTAACACATCTCCTGCCATGATCTTACGTCCAATAGAATCAACCGTCGATCGTAGATGAAAGGTAACCATAATATTATCATTAGTTAAGAACAGGCCGAATTGACTTAGATTAAAATCAATATCTTGCATGGTGTAAATACCACGTAGTTGGTAGATATCTTTCTCATATTTTCTATCTCTATTTTCCATAAAGATAAGGTCTTGAATACCTAGCTCACCTTGTTCGGAAACATTGGCGGTTTTAGAAGGACTACTTTCTCCTTCTAAAGGATCGTAAGCACCAAGGTACTTATGGACAAAAATATCAGTACCCCCAACCTGAAATTCTTCATTAATTACGCGGTCGAGGAACTTAAAATCGTTGCCCTTTTCTGGTTTGTAGAGTGATAGACGTGGCATAGTAGTATATTTATAGGTAAATAATTGTATGACCGAAGTTGATAATTCCCGACAAGAAATAATTGAGTATTGCCGTACCCTCTTAGGTGATGGTATGGTTGATGTTGAGCTAGATCCTAAACATTACAACACAGCAATAGACCGTGCGTTAGCTAAGTATCGCCAACGTAGTAGTAATTCTGTAGAAGAAAGTTTTGGCTATCTAACATTAGAAACTGATAAAAACGAATATATTTTGCCTAAAGAAGTAATGCAAGTACGTGAAGTTTTTAGACGTAGTGTAGGATCTAGAACAGGCGGGGGCGACGGCGGTACGCTGTTTGAACCGTTTAACCTAGCATATTCTAATACATATTTGCTTTCTAGCAGTAACATGGGCGGGCTAGCAACCTACTATATGTTTTCTGCATATCAGAAAGAAGTAGGAAAAATGTTTGGTAGTTATATTATATTTCAATTTAACCCTACAACAAAAAAGCTAACAATCTCTCAACGTCCTAGAGGTCAAGAAAGTTTGCTAATTTGGATGTATAATTATCGTCCAGATTTTTCTCTATTTGAAGATACGTATGCAGGAATATGGTTGAAGGACTACGCCCTAGCAAACTGCAAGATCATGCTAGGAGAAGCTCGCGAAAAGTTTGGCACTATTGCCAGTCCGCAGGGCGGAACAACACTAAATGGTACAGCAATAAAATCTGAAGGATTAGCAATGATCGAAAAGCTAGAACTAGAATTGGTAACAAATGTAGATAATCAGCAGCCAATGTGGTTTACTAGAGGCTAATTTTTGTATAAAATATAGTATCTTAGGAGATGCTATGATTATCGGATTTGTTGGATTCATTGGTGCAGGCAAAGATACTGCCGCAGATTATTTGGTTAATTGTCACGGATTTCGAAGAGATTCATTTGCTAATACACTTAAAGATGCAGTAGCCTGCGTGTTTGGATGGGATAGAACTCTGCTAGAAGGCCGCACCGCAGAAGCCCGTGCATGGCGAGAACAAGTAGATCCGTGGTGGTCAGACCGACTAGGCATGCCTACATTGACGCCGAGATGGGTATTACAATACTGGGGAACAGAAGTATGCCGAGCAGGCTTCCATGACGATATATGGATTGCTAGCCTAGAAAATAAAATGCGTAAAACACAGGATAACATTGTTATCAGCGATGTACGTTTTCCTAACGAGATTAAAGCAATACACAGCGCAGGCGGTCTTGTGATAAGGATCAAACGAGGGACAGAGCCCGAGTGGTATGATGCTGCCGTTAGTTTTAACAAAGGGCCTAATAGTAACTCTTTGTGGGCATTAAGTCAAAGAAAATTAGAAAAATTAAAAATACATGCTAGTGAAACCGCCTGGGTAGGCGGTGACATTGACTACGTTATACAAAATGATACCACTATTGATAGTCTATTTTCAGAACTTAAAAGTCTGGCGTTAAATCACCTTGACGCCAAGGCAACCCTAGTACGTGAAGTAGCCGTTGGCAGTTTGCGCATACAGTCTTAAGATTGTTCTGTCGGCAATTGTCTAGATCTCCGTCTATATGGTAGACATTAAATTGTTCAGGGTGCTTGCTGACAAACCCACATTTATCACACTTTGATTTTAATTTATATCCTGCCACTTGCCATCTAGGCAAGCCGGTACCTAGGCCTCGAGCACAGTGGTCACACTTAGACCTATAGTAGGTTCTCCCCTCTTTAATATAATTAATTGCCACAGGTCTGGCCTTGCAATTTTTACAAAGTTTTCGCAATTTCGTGCCCTTTTCATGCCCTTTTCCTATGTATTTAATCCGGTAAAAAATAAGGTAACTCGCTAAATAATTCAAAGTGATCCATTTTAGGAGAATTTACAATGGCAACATTACAATCACCAGGCGTTCAGGTTACAGTTATTGATGAGAGTTTCTATACACCGTCCGCCCCAGGAACCGTACCTTTAATCGTAGTAGCATCAGCACAAGATAAGGCTAATGCTAGCAAAACAGGTACAGCACAAGGAACAACTCAAGCCAATGCTGGTAAAGTTTGGACCATTACATCACAACGAGATTTAGCAGACACATTTGGTGTTCCTACATTCTATACTGATGCAAGTCAAAACCCAATTCACGGTGGCGAGCTTAATGAATACGGTCTTCAAGCTGCCTACAGTTTGCTAGGAATTAGTAGCAAGGCCTATGTTGTCCGCGCAGATATTAATCTAACTGAACTGGCAGTTAAAAGCAGTATCCCAAATGGACTTCCAGTTAGTGGAACATATTGGCTAGACTCCGGCAATACATTATTTGGAATTAATGAATGGGATGCAGTAAATAGTGTCTTTACACCGATAACTCCTATTATTATTGATGATAGTAATACTAGCACCCAACTAACAGGATTAGTTCCTAAGTCTTCAGTAGGAGCTATTGGTTCTTATGCAGTAGTTGCTACTTCTGATAACGAAAATCCGATCTACTACAAGAACAAAAATAATCAATGGGTTTTACTTGGATCAAACGATGAGTCACAGTTTAACTCAAATAATAATACTAGCACATGGATAAGCCATAGTTGGCAGTCTAGCTGGCCTGTTGTCACCGCCGCCACTGCTCCAGCAGGTGTTAATAATGCCAATAGTGTGGTCATCAACGGACAGAGTGTTACACTAGGAACAACAAGTACAGTTGGTATTGTTAGTTCAATTAACAATCAGGTAAATCAGTTCAAAGTTGGGGCAAAAATCAGTACCGCAGGTAAGATAGAATTATATTCTACTGCTGGTACTACTACTACTGGTGCTATATTATTATCCGGAACTGCCCTAAGCAGTCTTGGACTAACAGCTGGCAGCTATGACCCCGTTACATTAACCATTGCTAAACACACACAAGTTCCTCAGTATGCTACAGACGGTGTGCCAAGCGGCAGTGCTTATATCAAAACAACTAGCTATGCTAGAGGTGCAAGTTGGGTAGTAAAATACTACAACGGTTCAACACAGACTTGGGGTACTGTTTCTGCCCCGCTATATGCAAATGGTGCAGAGGCTATTAAATCTCTAGATCTTACCGGCGGAAAAAATATTGCATCAGGTGCACTATATGTTGAAAGCAACTATGATCACGGCACCGGCGCTCGTAGCACTTCTACACAATTAGCTAATTTTAAAATTTATCGTCGCAATGCGACTAGTCCTACTACTGTAACTGGAGCAAATGATGTCACCAGTGTAGCAGTTACTACTGCTACCAGTTTTTGGATGTCTGAGACCGTTGCAGGCTCTTCTACAGTTAGCGTAGAGAGACAAATTATTGTTTCTGCAACATCTGGTACTGTAGCTGGCGCAACTATCGTTACAGCTATTAGTGCCGCTGGATTTACAAATACTAATGCAACATTAAACACAGATGGTACTATTAGCATTAGCCACACACTAGGTGGCGAAATATATTTGAGAGAAAATAATAGTCTATCTCCTATCCTTCCAACACTTGGATTTACTGGTTACAATATGGCTCTTAAGACTGGTACTGTAAATCTATACGACAAAGGCGACTATGACAGCTATACATACAAAGCTACCAACTGGAAGCCACTAGTCTATGAAGCTAAATCTTCAGCGCCATACACTAATCCTGCAAACGGTACATTATACTACGGTTCAAATTTAACTGAAGCTGATATCATGTATCACAACGGCACTACATGGGTTGGCTACAAAACAGCATTCCCTAGTTCAGACCCAAATGGACCTCAAATCAAAGCATCTGCACCAACTAAGCAGAGCGATGGCACTGACCTAGTTGATGGCGATATATGGATTGACTATTCTAATTCAGAATTGTACGGAAAAATTGTTTATGTTTGGAATGCCACAACACTGAAATGGGTCCTACAAGATACAACAGATCAAGAAACTCCCAATGGATGGGTGTTCAAAGATGCACGTTGGGCCGCAAGCGGTCAAGCAAGTTCTCCTGCTACAATTAAAGATTTGCTCACTAGTGATTATCTAGATCCGGATGCTCCAGATCCTGCAGAATATCCTCAAGGTACACGCCTATGGAACCTACGTCGTTCAGGATACAATGTTAAGAAATACATAGTAAACCATATTGACGTCAATGCAAATGACGGAAATAATCCACGTTACATTAATGATCCTATGGACGGTTCTAATGCAACTACTGCTTATTTTGCAGATCGTTGGGTTAGCGTAAGTCCTAATGCTGCCGATGGTAGCGGAACATTTGGTCGTAAGGCTCAAAGAGGATTTGTTGTAGCTTCAATGAAATCTTTGATTGATACAAATCAACAAATTCGAGATACAGACACGTTAGTGTTTAATCTTATTGCAACACCTGGATATCCAGAACTTGTACAAAATATGATTGCACTAAATGCTGATAGATCATATACTGGTTTTGTTGTAGGTGATACACCGTTTAGATTAAAAGCCACAGGCACTGAGTTAGCTAATTGGGGTACTAATGCTGCCTTGGCTACTGACAATGGTGATGAAGGCGGTACAAGTTATGACGAGTATATGGCATTCTTCTACCCAAGCGGTTACACTAACGATAACAGCGGCAACAAGATTGTTGTTCCACCAAGCCACATGATGTTACGTACAATCGCAACTAGCGATCAAAAGAGTTATGTATGGTTTGCACCAGCCGGTATTCGCAGGGGCGGCGTTGATAACGCAACATCTGTAGGATATTTAGAAAACGGTGAGTTCAAGACTACAGCATTACCAACTAATATTAGAAACGTAATGATTGAGACTGCAAAGATTAATCCTATTGCTACACTTAACGGTGTTGGAATTGTAAATTTTGGTAATTTAACCAGAGCCAAAGGCGCTAGTTCATTAGATAGAATTAATGTTTCTAGACTAGTTGCTTATCTACGCAGACAGTTGGACATTTTAAGTCGTCCATTCTTGTTTGAACCTAATGATAAAAATACTAGAAATGAAATCAAGAGCGCGGCTGAAAGTCTAATGATTGAATTAGTCGGTCAGCGAGCCATTTATGACTTCATCGTACAGTGTGATGAAACAAACAACACACCTACTCGCGTAGACCGATCAGAACTATGGATGGACGTTGCCATAGAACCAGTTAAGGCCGTAGAGTTCATTTATATTCCATTAAGATTGAAGAATACTGGTGAGATCAAAGCTGGTTTATAATATGGTAAATAATAAAAAAGGAGCATATACATGCCAATTAGCTTAACTAATTTAACAGTGCCAAAGGGAGGCTCCGGCGGGGGCTCTGAGCCATTGTTAATGCCAAAATTAAAATATCGTTACAGAGTAACGTTTGATAAGTTTGGCGCAAATGGCGGCACTCATGAATTAACTAAACAAGTCATGACCTGTGCAAGACCAGATGTGTCATTCGAGAACATTGAGCTATCTGTTTATAACAGCAAGATTAACTATGCTGGTCGTTATACCTGGGCAGAACTTCAAATTGTTCTAAGAGATGACATGTCTAATAACGTAAGCAAATTGGTCGGTCAGCAAATTCAGAAGCAGTTTGATTTCTTTGAACAATCTAGTGCAGTCAGCGGTCAAGACTATAAATTCACAACTAATATCGAAATATTAGACGGTGGCAATGGTGCTAACGCTGTAGGTATTTTAGAAGCATTTGTTCTAGAAGGTTGCTACATACAAAAAGCTACCTACGGACAAGGCGACTATAAGAGCAGTGATCCTCAAGACATTACACTAACACTAAAATACGATAACGCATATCAAACAGATGAAACCGGTGGTGTAGGCGGTATTGGTGCATTTGTCGGAAGAACTGGACAGACTCTAATATCAGGTTAAACAACCTAGACAAAAAAGGCCCTGCAGGGCCTTTTTTTGTGGCATAAATATCTATATGGCAAATAGCGTACTAGATGGATTTTTAACAGGCTTCTTTGGCTCTGATGGTTACATGCGAGATTTTCGTCACGCAAGTAGATTATATAGGGATGATAATCTCTATGACCTAGCCCCTAAGGCCGGATGGTTATACTATGTAAGATTAAAGATTAATCCCGAGATTAGAAATCTCTTAGACCCAACATGGGCAGAAAGATATTCAAAATTTGTGGGCCTCATGGCTAAGGAAGCGGAACTTCCAAGATTTTTAATTAGTACTGAAACACTCAATCAATACAATAAGAAAACAGTAATACAGAATAAGATAACATACAGTCCTGTTACTATAACATTCCATGATGACATGGCTAACGCTACTACTGAACTATGGCGCAACTACTATCAATATTATTATGCTGACGGAGTGTATGGTCAAAATAATTTTGGAAATAAAATTCCAGTTGAATATACCGACAATGTAAAATACAATGATAGTATATCACCTTATGGCCTAGCCAACGGTATTGATAAACGATTCTTTTCTGCCATTGAAATTTATCTACTTAATAAAAAGAAATTTAGCAGTATAACATTAGTCAATCCAATGATAAAAGAATGGTCACATGGTCAAGTACAGCAGATGGGTAATCAACTTTTAGAAAGTAAAATGACTGTTGAATATGAATCTGTATTCTACGACAAAGGTAAGACACGCCTACTCCAAATTAATGACGAACATTATGATAAAAAGCCAAGCCCGTTGAGTATTGCTGGTGGCGGTATATTAGGGATTGCTGGAGTAGTTGGCGGTGCTTCGGAGATCTTTGGTGAAGATGGATTGTTTTCTAATGCCAATAGTCCATTAGACGTGGCAAAAGCAGTCTTTGCCACTGCAAATCTAGTTAAAAATGCTAACAAATTAACTGCGGCTGATGCAACACGATATGGGTATAGTGTGTTAGGTAGTCCTTTGGCAAACTTTGCCAATCGAGGAGATACGCCAGCGCCAATCAGTGGAAAATTACCAAGCGGTAACAATGCTAGGGTAAACCTTTATAAGTATCCAAATAAGAGCGTAGATGGATCAATCTCTGCAAAGCCATCAAACGTAACAGGCACAAATAGGTCATGAATTTTTATAACAATATTCCTAACGAAAAAACTTCAGCCAGTACTGATAAAACTTTAGATTTTTTTAATACATTTTATGAGTCTCCAGTTGAATTAGATAATTCATCATTAACTGCTATCAAAGGATTTTTTGAAAGCAAAGGATTTAAATCAGACGCTAGCGAGTCAGTGTCTATAATTATAATTTCACAGGCAAAGAAAGATAATTTAAATCCTTTTGACATTATAGATACATTAAAAGGATTAAATGATATAGAGCTCAGTGCTATTGTAGGAGAGATTCTAAATTACAACAGATTTAAAACTAGTAATTTAGGAGTCACAATGGTCAATGAGATTACTGAACTGGTCAAACGAAATATTGTAGTATGAGTTTAAAATTCAGTCAAGGAATATTTAATTTAAAAAATCCTGACAAATACATAGGACTAGGCAGTCCAAGATATCGGTCGTCATGGGAGTTTTCTGTGATGCGTATGTGCGATGAAAATGATGCTATAGAACAATGGGCTAGTGAATCTGTTAAGATACCTTACAGAGACCCCCTAACTGGAAAACATACCATATATGTTCCGGACTTCCTTGTTGTATTCTCAGATAATAAAAAAAATAAGAGAGCAGAACTCTGGGAAATTAAACCAGTTAATCAAAGTTTCAAAGAACGAGTTGGTAAAAATGTTTATAACCAAGCCCAGTACGTCCGCAATCAAGTTAAGTGGGAAGCGGCTAGAGCATGGTGCAAGCAAAATGGAATTAAATTTAGAATAATTACTGAACACGATTTGTATCATACTGGTAAAAAGATGAGATAAGTATTTGACTATGACTAAGAAACTTGAAGAATTGCTAGATATACACACTAATAAAGAGACAGTAGAATCCCCGTCTGTTGAGGTTAATCCCCCAATAATCAGTCTCGAAGATAGGCTTGAAGAATTTAATAAAATTTCCTCCGCCCTTCCTAGGGTCAAAGGACTAGGCGATATAAGTGATGCAGAGTTAGATAGTTTGGCTAAAAAAGCAGAAGACGCCTATGACGATATAATGGACTTAGCCATGCAAGTTGAACCAAAATATAGTGCTTGAATGTTTGAAGTTGCTACCGGAATGCTATCAGCGGCAATTACTGCTAAAACTAACAAAATTGATAAAAAACTTAAGATGGTTGATCTACAACTTAAAAAGCTAGCAATTGATAGGAAAAACGGAGATGGAAACGGAAATACTGTAGAAGCCGAAGCAGTAATTGTTACAGATAGGAACAGCATACTGGCTAAACTTAAAAATCTAAATAAATAATCGATATGGAAACCAATATGAAACCATTTAAAGAATACCTTTCTGAAGGCGTTAAAAAATACGACTTTCGCGTGAAAATTGCGGGAGATGCTAATAAAGATCTTGAAACAAAACTTGAAAGTCTTTTAGACAAATTTAAAGTTTCAAGTTTTAAGAAACTTACAACAACTCCTGTACAGTCATTGCCCTTAGATTTTCCTAAACTCAGTAACGAGCAAGTTCATATCTATGAAGTTGTATTAGATTATCCAACAACACAAGACGAATTAAGAAATTATATCGGTGCTGGTTTAAAAATTGCAAGAGAAAATCTTGCTGTTCGTAGACCAGGAGAACCATTAGAAGAATATCAAGATTCCAGTTCGGGAAGAAAAGGCGAAGATACACTACTAACTGACCCTGACTATAAAGAATCACCAAATGCTAAATTTGAAGACTACTATGGTGATCAATATAATCAATCTTTCCTTAAAGAACTAGGTGATGTGCTTAAACTACAACGTCATGCAAGAGGTGAAGTTATTCCTAATAAGGCCGATGATGTAACCAAGGCTGACGGTAAAACTTTAAATGATATCCCACAAAACAACACCAGCCCTATACAACAGGCTACCAAATACGATCCAAGGAAATAATTATGCAGATGATAAATGTTTTGAAAAAATTAGCCGAACTAGATAGCGGCAATCCTAATGTAGCAAATCCTTTGGTACAGATACCTATATATAGCGTAGCTGAAGGTGCTAATTCCGAATTACCACAGCTTCCAGAGCTACATGATCTATCTACACTAAAAGCACTTAGTGGCCTAAAAAAGATTGACGAATGCGGCATGATGCCTGATGCTATGGGCATGGGACATTCAACTCCAGCCTCGTTCAGTCTTAATGCATCTGCTGCCAGCGGTGATGAAGTGGCAAACATGCTGACTCAAATTATGAATCTTGCCGGAGTTCATCAAGTTGGACCTAGCGATATGCCAGCGCTCAATCCAGGTGCATCAGTACTAACTGCTGAACCAACACTAGGTGGTGATGATTCTTCAGACCAAGACGATCAACCCGATCAAGGTGCTAGCGACGGCGAAGTAATGCGCTCTATGATTGATAAAATGAATCCTCCAGAAGACGAAAGTGTAATGGCAGGCGGTGATAGTCCGGTAGCTAGCATGGCTGACGAAGTACGTGGTATGGCCGACGAACTTGCTAGTACTGACAAAGATGAACTAGGCTTAGAAAGTTATGACAATACTCCTAACAGTCCTTTTAATGTTGGCCCATCAGACACAAATGCACACGCATATCAACCTAATCTAGGAACAGCGGCTGGCAGAGGGTTTGCAAACAATCCCCGTGCTACCACACAAGAAACTATTGCACAAGAACTATTTTCTGAATACAGAAAATTTGTATCAGAAGCAGAAGAAAAGACAATGAGCCGTGCGGCTAAAGGTTATATGAAGTACGGTAAAAAAGGTATGAAGGCATTAGCTGATGCAGGCCGCGAAGGCAAAGATCTTGAGCCAATTCAAGACAAATTCAACAAATATAAAGAAGGATACAATCCTAATTCAGTCGATGCTGAACATCGCAGAAGTTTAGAAAAATCGCATGAAGATAGCTTGAAGAAAAAAGCAGATGACGGCGATGAGTCAGCTAAGAAACGGTTGCAAGCATTGAAAGACAAAAAAGAACGTATGCGTAACGATTATAACGATCGTATGGAAAGATAAACATTCTGTTCAAGATACCAAAAAAGCACCTTCGCGGTGCTTTTTTTATGTAAATAACGTATGGGATCAAAAAATTTAGACGGTCAGCTTATAAAACGTGCGCACACGCAACAGCGTTTTACAGAACAAGACATTGAAGATTTAATGAAATGTCAGGATAATATCAACGGACCACATTACTTTCTTGATAATTTTTTCTACATTCAACATCCCGTAAAAGGCAAATTAAAATATACAGCTTTTAATTATCAACGTCGATTAATTGACAGCTATCACGGTCACAGATTCAACGTTAATTTATTACCTCGACAGACAGGTAAGACAACTACAGCCGCTGGCTACCTATTATGGTATGCAATGTTCATACCAGATAGTACAATTCTAATTGCCGCACACAAATACACAGGCGCACAAGAAATTATGTCGCGTATTCGATATGCTTACGAACTATGCCCTGATCGTATTCGATGCGGTGTTACCAGCTATAATAAACAAAGCATTGAATTTGACAACGGCAGTCGTATTGTAGCACAGACAACAACTGAAACAACCGGTCGTGGTATGTCACTGTCCTTGCTATACGCTGACGAGTTTGCCTTCGTGGCACCTAACATTGCTAGTGAATTCTGGACTTCTATTTCGCCTACACTGGCCACAGGTGGTAAGGCCATTATCACATCAACACCTAACTCAGACGAAGATCAATTTGCCACTATTTGGAAAGAAGCAAACAAAAAGTTTGACGACTTTGGTAATGAAACTATTATAGGACGGAATGGATTCTTTCCATTCCGAGCGTTTTGGAACGAGCATCCTGATCGTGATGAAATTTGGGCCAATGAGGAACGTAGTCGTATCGGTGAAGAACGATTCCGTCGTGAGCACGATTGTGAATTCTTGATTTTTGATGAAACACTGATCAACAGTAGTTGTCTTGCAGAATTAGAAGGGATTGAACCAATAACCAAAATGGGTCAGGTTAGGTGGTATAGAAAAATTAATCCACAGGCTACCTATATTGTGTCGCATGACCCTAGCTTGGGCACAGGCGGCAATCATGCTGGTATCGAGGTATTAGAATTACCAGAACTTAAACAGGTTGCAGAGTGGCAAAATAACACAACTCCGGTGCAACAACAAGTTAAGATCCTAAGAGAAATTTGCAAGTATATAGACCACCAGTGCATGGAAAAAGGCGTCCCTTCATCAATTTACTATTCAGTAGAAAACAATACGGTAGGAGAAGCGGCCTTGGTGGCCATAAACGAAATGGGTGAAGAGACTATTCCAGGTATGTTCTTAAGCGAGCCTGTGAAACGTGGTCATGTACGCCGTTTCCGCAGGGGATTTAATACTACAAACACGTCTAAAATTTCTGCCTGTGCAAAATTTAAGCAGTTAGTAGAACAGCATAAAATAGAAATTTACAGTAAAAGCCTTATATCAGAAATGAAAACTTATGTTGCTAACGGTATTACATTCAAGGGCAAAAATGAAGAAAGTGACGACCTTGTCAGTGCTATGTTACTGGCTGTACGCATGATTACAGTACTAGGAGATTGGGATCCTGTGGTCTATAATAAGATAGTAGAAGATGCCCGCTTAGAGGACTTCGAACTGCCCATGCCTATCCACATACAAACTTTTTAATAAATATAGCTATGAAAACAATTGAGATTATCAGCCAAGATTTATTTGATAAAATTCGTAGCAGATTTGAAAATCTTCAAATGGGTGACGAAAATGGCGGTGTTACCATGGATCCTAGAGAAGCTAGATTCTTTGATTTTGATTTTGCTATCGAGGGTAACAATCTCGGTCGTGTTAGTATCAGTATCAACGAGCTAGGAACTTTAAAAGTATTCTATGGTAAAAGCCTTCTAGAAGACAGTGACCTCATTTCTAGAGACTTTTGGTATGATTTTTTAAGAGAAATGAGAAACTTTGCCAAACGTAGGTTACTGCGTTTTGACACAAGAGATATAACAAAAAATAATCTTAACAAGGATGATTTTCAATATCTTGCGGCTAATGGCCCTAAGGATGAAACTATGAATATGAGTGAATCAGCAAAATTTTCAGGCGGTAAAATGCGAAGCTACAGTGTGCTAGAACGCACTAAAATCATTTTAAAACACAAAAAAGGTATTGAAGATGAGAGCTATGGAGCAAGAAGTAGAATCCATAATATTGAATCTATCTTTATTGAGAATGAACTGGGCGAACGCTATAAAATGCCAGTCATGTGGTTAGAAGGTGCAAAAGCCATGCAGATGCACTGCGCACATGGCGGCAAACCCTACGATTCACTAGGTGGATCTATTATAGATATGTGCGAACAAGTTGCACAATTATCTGCGTTCAAACGCCATATGAGTCGTCATGATTCTATGAATAAAGAAGTAAATGAAATTTCTGAAAGAGCTAATTTAAAGTTAGAAAATTTAAAACAACTGGCTCACAAAATTGCCACTCGTCCAGGATACAAGGAATGGTCCGAAGGATTTGAACCAATTTCAACCATGCAGGGCACAGTAGAAATGGATCAAGCAACTTTAGAAGACTATAAATCTAAATTTACAATTCCTACTTTTAAAGAAGATCTAGCACAGTTCTTTCCGTTGATACATAGAATTATGCAGGAAGCAGGCACAGTTGATCTTGAAGATTATGTAGGTGAAACTTCCGAAGAAGAATGTAATGAATGTGGTATGTATGAATCCCAGTGCAAATGCGTTGATGTCAAAGAAGGCATCTTTACTAAATTTGAAAACTGGGCAGACGCAGTAACAGAAGGCACACTAGAACCTGATGCACTTGCTGCCTTGGCTGAATTACTAACACAAGATATCACAGTGGGCGACAGTGGAACCGCAGGCATAGAAGCACTACAAGGCATTGGTATTAACTATGAGCCTTTAGAAGATCTAATTACTGCCAAGGCAAAAATTGATCCTACAACACCATTAAAAGATGCTGTAGGTGAGTGGTTAGCAAAAGACGATCCCGAAGCCGCACAGGAATTAGGATTAATAGCACAACCAGTAGAACAACCAGTAGAACAACCAGT